ATGGTGGTGTTGTTCGAGTGCTTACACTAGCTCCGATTATTGTGACTTCTGATCCTTGTACATCAACTGTTACATCTATAACAGCTCATGCTACAATCTCCCCAGCGACATACGAAATAACATTTGTTGGAGTTCGTTATTGTATAGATAATGGGGATTATAATTGGCAATATTCAGAACAGTACGGTGATTTTCTAGGAACTCCAAACTTTAGCAGAACATTTAACGCACAAGCAAATCAGAGTTACAAGATACAACCATATGTTAAATATAAAGGGAATATTTACTATGGAGAAATTGTTGATGCCTCTACAATTGTTATCACAGAAGTAAAAGTTTCTCCGTCTATTTCAGAAATAAGAGTAGGAAAAACTATACAACTGACCGTCATAGCAACATATTCTGATGGAACAGAACAAGACATTACTTCATCTTGTGGTTTTAGTTCTCAAGATTTAGTGACATTTGAACCTGTGCATGGAGAAGAAACGGTATTTATTATTGGACCATCAACAGGGAATATAATTGCATCAGTTAGTAGTGGTGGTTTAGTTACTGGAATTGCGGCAGGTATAGCCAAAATTTATGTCTATATTTTTAATTATAAAGAAACTGTTAATCTTACAGTTGTTCAGCCTGATGATGGGGAAGTTGATACTGGTGGTGTATGGGATGGTGAATTACCACCAGATTATACTCTTGCTAATTTAGCCGGAATAGCAATAATGATAGATGTTGCAATGTATAGGGGAAGTTCTCAACAAGCATACTTAATAGGAGAATTCGATGATAGTCCACCAACATTTTCTGAATTAGATTCTTTAAAAGCCTCTTGGTCTTCTTCAAATCCTGAAGTTGCAACAATTGATGAAGGAGGATTGATAATAGGGATTTCTCCAGGTGTTACATTTATAAAATGTTCTTATACAGTTTTTGATAGTCCGGACATAACATATAATACTATGGTTATGTTGAGAGTAGAAGAACGAGAAGATTTAATTATAGAAGGCCAGAAATATCAATACATTCCTTTGTCTCCAATACCAAATCAATCTTTTAGAATTGTTTTAGCAGTCAGACCTAAAAAAGAAATAGAAGCAAATATTTTCTTATGTTGGAATGCAGAAACTCAATGCTGGTACATGACTATCAGCGATCCAATTAGACAAGAGTATTATGTTGATTCTGTGCCGTTGTTTGTTGGTCAAGGTTCGATGATAAACATTTTGAAAATTTATTCTTACTTGGATATTGGCAGCTGTTATATTTTGGATATTAGCAACAAAGGAACTGGCAAACCAAATGCAAATGATTTAGGAATCGATTTTGTAATGTTGTGGGGATATACAGAACTATGAGCAAACTTTGGGGAAGAAAAGCAAGAGTTACAATAACATCTGGTCCGGAGTATAGTAAAACAGGAAAAGGAGATTCTGGGTCATTATTAAGTTCTACCAAAAAAACAATAACAGATATTGCAGATGAAATTGTATTTGAACAGGGTGGTGTTAGTAAGACAGGATTAAAAATAAGCTTTGATATAAATTATCCTGGAATTGAAGGATATTACGTGTCAGAAGTTGTTATTTATAATCTAACAGAAGATTTTGCAAATACAGCAATTATGACTGGTTCTATTTTAAAACTAGAAGCCGGATATGAAGACGCAGATACATTTGGAATGATATTCAAAGGGTACATTTATCAAGTGCTTTGGGAAAAAGAAGATATTATCAATTATAAACTTACTCTTGTATGTATGGATGGAGCAGCTCTATGGACTCAACAAAATTTTATCAGCACTCCTGTTGATAGAGGAATGAGATATGATACAAGAATGAATATGTTGTTAAGTAAAGCTGTTAGGGCAATACCAATTGCAGGAGAAAAAGTACCAGATAATCCAGACTATCAGAAATTACACAGAGCTGAAGTAATACATACTCAACCTTCAACAATGTTTAATGAGTCGATGAATCAGGGCGGTTTTCATTTAAAAAATACAGCAGTTTTTACCGACGAAGGAAAATTAAAATTTTTGAGTATTGATGATATTTCTTATGAGAAAGAAGCGATAGTGGTTTCTCCAGGAAAGGGCGGTTTGATAGGTTCACCACAGCAAACAATATATGGAGCAAATTTTGCTACATTATTAAATTCAAATATAAAATTGAAAGTTCCTGCATGTGTTGTTAGATTAGAAAATACTTCATTTGTACAATTAAAAATGGTTCCTGGATCTCCACAATTAGGAGCAAAGATGCAAGATTCAATGGAGTATTTAGTTATAGGTGTTCGTCATGTTGGGGATACAAGAGGAAGGTCTTGGTACACTTATGTAACAGGATGTAATAAGGCAGGAGCAATTCCTCCTCAATTAGATCCTTCACGATTTTATTCAATGGTGTCGTAATGAAATTTATAAATTATCCAACGATGTTAAGTGGTCAATTTTCAATGATGCAAGAAGCATTGAAAAGAACTTTTAGCCAGTATGATTTTGATTTAAGATGTGCAGCTCCAGGAATCATCCAATCGTTTGATGAAGAAACTCAAACAGTAACAGTTCAATTAGTTATTAGGGACTTGATTTATATTGATACACTTCAATCTGTTCCTATTCCTTTGTTAGCAGATGTTCCAATAATTGTTCCGAGAGCAGGGGATTTTGTTATAACCATACCGCCAAAAAAAGGTGATGAGTGTTTAGTTGTATTTGCTGATTCTTGTATTGATTCTTGGTGGAAGGAAGGGGAAGATAAAATAGGTGATCCTAATCTTAGAGGAACAAGAGATCCGATGTCTCGTAGACGACATGACCTTTCGGATGGTTTTGCTATTCTTGGGGTTTGGAGTCAGCCAAACAAAGTTGAAAAATATGCAACCGATGGATTAGAGATAAGAACTGTAGATGGAAAAAATAAAATCCAATTACAAGACGAATTGATAAAAATATTTGTCAATGAAGATACTTATATTGAAGTCAAAGATGGTCAAATAAACGTCAAAACTAAAGATACATTGACAGTGGATGCTACTGGCGATGTTACAATTAATGGGGAGAAGAAAATAAATGTCAACGGATCGGGAGATATTTCTGTAAAGTCAACAAATGGAAAAGTTGATATAAATAGTAATGGCAATATGACAATTGATAGTAAAGGAAAAATGACTGTCAATAGTTCAGGAGATATGACAGTAACAGGGAATGGAAAAGTTATAGTTAATTCTAGTGAAGTAAAATTAGGAAGCGGAACAGCCCAAAAATTATTAGATGCTAGAGCTATAGAAATATTTAATGGTCATGTGCATCCTACCACTTCTCCTGGATCTCCAACATTAGAAACAACAACTCTTATGATAGTTGGTAATCATACAACAACAAATACGGAGGCATCATGAGATATAGAAGAATAATTGATGGTGAGCCACAGTTTGGACAAAATAAGCAAGATTTTCTTTTGGGCATTGATGCAGTAGCTCAAGCAATTGCCACAAGACTAAAACTGTTTGCTAATGAATGGTGGGAAGATTTGGAAGACGGATTACCTGTTTGGACTAAGATGCTTGGAGTTGGCCAGGTCGATCCTGAAATAATCGGTTTGGAAATCACTAGTAGAATTTTAGGAACAAATTTGAATGGAGAAAAATTAGTACCTAATATGTCAGAAGTACATAATGAGTTTGATGGACTAACAAGAAAATTTCTCTATACAGGTGTTGCTGTTAGTGTGTATGGGGAAGTATTTATAACGAACAAAACTTAAAAATAAAAAGAGGTGATGGTATGTCTTATTTTGCTCCTTATATTGATAGTACAGGATTTCATCGACCATTGTATTCAGATATTTTAGAATATCTAATTGAGCATTTTAAAAATATTTACGGTCAGGATTGTTATCTTGAAAATGATTCGGCTGATTATCAATGGATTTCAATTATTGCTTATCGTCTTCATGATGTAATGTCGGCTCTACAAGATAATTACAACAATAGAAGTGTAGCAACAGCAACAGGGACAGCATTAGATGGGCTTGTGAAATTAAATGGAATTACAAGAAAATCTGCTACATATTCTACTTGCATTGTAACAATTACAGGAATTCCTTTTGTTGTTATTTCAAATGGAATGGTAAGAGATGTCAGTGGTTATTTTTGGAAACTTCCACAAGTTACAATTATAGGGAGTTCTGGTGTCGTTTCTGTTAAAGCGACTTGTACTACAATTGGAAATATTTCTGCTCTCCCAGGAACATTGATAACAATTGCTACGCCGCAGTACGGCTGGAATTCTGTAACAAATGAAGTTGCTGCTGTAGAAGGACAACATGTAGAAACAGATGAGCAATTAAGGGCACGACAAGCATTAAGCACAAGACTAGCCTCTCATACAATGCTTTCGGGAACTCAAGCTGGTATTGCTGCGGTTACAAATGTTACTCGTTACAAAGTACATGAGAATTATACTGACTTAGAAGACCATCCAGAACATACACCTCCTCATTCCATTACTTGTATTGTTGAGGGAGGAACTGACGAAGATGTTGCTTCGGCGATATTTTTAAATCGAGGAATTGGTTGCAGTACATATGGTGGGCTAGAGGATGAGTATAGAATAGAACAGATTGTAACGGATCCCGATACAGGTCAAGAAATGAAAATTTATTTTAGACGACCAGAGTATGTACCGATTTATGTAGAAATATCAGTTTATCCTCTTACAGGTTATGTAAGTTCTGTTGCCGACAATATAAAAGCAGCCGTGGTGAGTTATCTTAATAGTTTACAGATTGGACAAGATTTAACAATTTCTGCTCTGTATTCCGTTGTAATGAGTCAAATGGAAGATATAAGAGTTCCTGCATATTCTGTAAAAGATATAAAAATGGGGGTAACAGAAGGTGTTTTAACATCTACCGACATCCCCATTGATTTTGATAAAGTGACTCTTGGAATTGCAGGAGATTCACCGGAATACATTACTGTAATTGAGGTCTAAAAAGATAGGAGATAAGAATGAAAACGATAGCCGAGTATTTATTGCATGTGACAAGCCAATATCAAAACAGTCCAAAGTTTTTGGAATGGCTTTCGATTCCACTAAAGATTTGTGAAGATATACATAAATGTGCAAAGGAAATGCCTTCTGAGTTTGAAATCGACAATGCTTCAGGAGTACAATTAGACATTATAGGTCAATATCTAGGACAGAGTAGGATTCTTCCTTTTGAACCAACAGATGGTTCTTCTGCCTACCTTGATGATCCATTATACAAAAAAGTGTTAAAATTGAAAACAATAACAAATTATTGGGATGGTTCTTTGCATTCTATTCATAAGACATGGAAAACAATTTTAAATGAAAGCACTTTAAGGATTACAGACAATATGGACATGTCTGCTTCTATTGAGCTGGGTGGAACCATGACAAGTTTATTAAAAGATATGATTTGGAACGATATGGTTCTGCCTCGTCCAGAAGGTGTTAGATATTTCCTTCCGGAGGCTGAACCTGAAACATCTGCTGAATTTGGTTACGATATGGATACAGAGTTTATCAAGGGTTATGATTTAAGTCATTGGCGAGGAGCTATGGTTTAGAATATAAAAAGGTAAAGGAGAAAATATTATGGCAAATGCATTTTATCAATTTGACAAAGGTAAACAAAATATTCTTAAAACTTCAACATATGCTGGTAGAATTGAGTTAACCAATGGAGTGCAAACAGGAGTTGCGGACTCTCAATTACACAATAAATTGTTTTACCAAGTCAGTACGATTACATCAGCTCTTGCTGAAGTAATCGATAAGTGTGGTTGGGACATGGGACCAACCACAGAAGAGGACTGGAA